CCGGAAGCAGCTCGCTGCGCTCGCCACTCTCTGGGAAAACAAACCTTGCAATTTATGATGCTCGTTAATATCGCTATCTGGTCCGCGGTCATCTTTGCCGTGGCGGTGCTCTCCATGCTGGTTTACATAATCGTGACCCTCAACAAAAAATTATGAATTTCATTATCGGCTGTCTTTTCGTGTGGATGCTTTTTGATTGTGCTAGGTGGGTAAACAAGGTAACAGCTAAGGTGGACGCGCCACCGCCGCCGGTAACCCCGCCGCCGATCCCCGCCGTCCGGGTGATCTACCAAACAAGCATGGAAGACACGATACAAATGGAAAGAGACTTCCACCGCATAGCCGAGCTGAACAAAAAGCTAGAGAAGTGCCAAGCGGATTTGGAAATGTGCGGCACGGAGCTTATGGGGTGCCGTTGTGGCTCGTTTCGGAGTAGCACGCCCTCGATACAAACCCTCCCGCGTGATGTCGAAGACTACAATGGTGAGCTAATCACCGCGGAAGAAATCGAAAACACCACTTGGAGCCGCCCATGAAATATTACGCTTACCTCCGCGTCAGCAGCACCGGGCAACTTGACGGCGATGGCCCGGCCCGGCAGTTCGACAGCGTGACGAACTTTGCAAACCGGCACGGCTTCGCGCTGGCTAGTGGCGATTTTCTTGACGACATTTCCGGCACCGTCGATGGGATGGAGCGTCCGGCCTTCATTCGTCTGCTCGGCCAGTGCGAGCGAGGCGACACGATTGTCGTGGAGCGCTTAGACCGGCTGGCCCGGACGCTCATGGTTCAGGAAATCATGTTGGCGGAGTGCCGCAACCGGGGCGTTATCGTGTATGCGGCGGACCAAGAGATGCAGGACCAAGCCGACACCGGCGCGGACCCCACCCGGAAAATGATCCGGCAGGTGCTGGGCGCGGTGGCTGAATGGGAAAAGACCGCCATCAGCCTGAAACTCAAAAAAGCGCGCGACCGCATCCGCGAGACCTCGGGTAAATGCGAAGGCGCAAAACCTTATGGACAGTATCCCGGCGAAAACGCTGTGATTGAAACTGTCAAATCCCTGCACGAACAGGGATACGGCTACGGCTTCATCGCGCACTGTTTAAACGGTGGCGAATTGAAGACCCGCAGGAAAACCGCTTGGTCGAAAGACTCCGTCCGCGACTTGATCACGCGGCGGCGAATCAACCAATGCACAACCGGAAAGGCAAAAACATGAAGTAACCAACACCAACGACTCTCATTTATCGGCCCGGGGCTCACGCCTCGGGCTTTTTGTTTACGTCTGACACCTCCTGCGCGCCGGGCGACTGTTTGGTGTGCAAGTTTTTGCGGTTTACAGGGCAGAGGATGCCAAGATAACGCGGTTATGGGCCGACACATGGGCCGCTAACGGCTGGAAGGTCCGCTTGATTCTTCCAAAACACCCAAAACGGAAGAAAGCCAAGGTGGTTTCCGTCCGGCTCATCAATTTTGGACTCAGGCCGGGCTCCCGAGTGACTTTTCGGCCTCGCAAGTGGGGTGCCCCGGGCTGGAAAGTCGCAAAACTCGTTCGATTCCCCGACGGATGCACCGAGGAGCACATTTATCAGTGCGGGAGGCCCCTTGTTAAGTGAACCGCTTCAGAAATTGGCGCGGGAAGTCGCGATTGACATGCACAAGCATCAACAAATTGATGCCGCGCGCAAAGTAATCGAATTTTCAAAGCTGCCGATCAAATTAAAGGATAAGGACGACCCCAGCAAGGCGGAGCCGGTGCTCCAAAACTTCCTGCACCAGCTCATGGACCGCGGCGGCATGGCCGAAGCAGCGCAAATGCTGTGGAGCCCCACCCAGTTCACCCCGGAGCCCGCGAGCGTGCGATCCGTGTGGAGCCTGTTTGAAGAATCAGACATGGGCCTGATTATGGGCGCGGCCAAGATGGGAAAATCCTTCTCAATGGGCGTCCGGCTGTTCCTCGAATGGATTCGCGACCCGGAATGGACTTCGATTCGAGTGCTGGGGCCTTCCGAAAACCATTTGGAGTCCAATCTGTTCTCGCACCTCGTCAGCTTGCACACGCAGGCCACGCTGCCGATGCCCGGGGAGGTGGGGGACTTATATATCGGACTCGATCGGCGTAATCAGCTCTCCTCTATCCGCGGCGTCGTCATCCCCAAGGGAACGGCGAAGAAGGCGGGCCGGTTGCAGGGTTCGCACCGGCGGCCCCGGCACACCCCGCATCCGCTGTTCGGGCCACTGTCCCGGATGTTTCTTTTCATTGACGAAATCGAGAACGTCCCCAACGGCGTCTGGATGGACGTGGACAATGTGCTCTCGGAAATCGAAGAGAAGCGCGAGGGCGAAGTGAACCGGCGGAACTCGGGATTCAAACTGTTCGGCGCTTACAATCCGTCCAACCCCGGCGACGAAGTAGCCAAAAGAGCGGAGCCAGTTTTTGGTTACGGCGATCTTGACGAAGAGAATCACTTTCGCTGGCGCTCGGTGCGCGGCTGGGAAATCCTTCGCCTCGATGGGGAGCGCTGCGAAAATGTATTACAGGGTAAGATAGTATTCCCCGGCCTCCAAACCCGGGAAGGTCTGGCGTATATAGCCGCCAACGCGGGCGGCAGGAACGCCCCCGGCTACCGGACGATGGGCCGCGGCATGTATCCCTCGATGGGCATGGAGGCCACAATCATTCCCGCTGGGATGCTTCCCAAGATGCGCGGTGAATTTGTCTGGTATGATTCGCCGCAGCCCGTGGGCGCGGTGGACTTGGCGCTCGAAGGCGGCGACGAAGCGGTTTTCACAGTGGGCAAATTTGGCAAGGCCACCGGCATCAAGTATCCGCCCTCGCTCGAATATCCGAAGGGGCGCACCCTGATGTTCAAGGACCGCGGCGGCCAGTCTATACCGCGGTGGGGCCTTCAGGCAGACCAGCAATTTGTGCTTCCCAAGGGGGACACTGTAGCGATGAAAAACAGCGTCCTGACGCTGTGCCGCAAAGCGGGCATCACTCCGCAGTATTTTGCGTGCGACCGAACCGGCCACGGTGCGGGCGTCGCGGACCTTCTGAAATTTGAGTGGGGTTCGAACATTCACGATTTGAACTATTCCGAAAGTGCCTCAGAGGAGCGGATGATGTCGGAGGACTCGAAGACCTGTTATGAACTTTATGAACGTATGGCAACGGAATTGTGGTTTGCTATGCGGCAGTGGGGGGAGTTTGGGTATCTCCTCATTAACCCCTCGCTGGACATGGGGAAACTCAATCAGCAACTCACGCAGCGCCGCTACAAGACCAACGCCGGGAAGGCAAAGGTTGAGAGCAAACGTGACTATGAGTCCCGGGGATACAGCTCGCCAAACGATGCGGACTCGCTGAGTCTGCTTGTTCATGCCGCGCGGAAAGGCTCCGGGCTGTCTCTCTCGATGCGTGGCGACTCGGTGGACCTGCCCGGCGAAGCGGAGCAGGACCAATGGGGCGACTGGCCCGGGCACTACCCCAGCGGGGCTCGGGTTGATCCGTCGAATTCCACTGATTTTCTCGACACATCAGACCGGCCCCCGAGCGACATGTCGATGCGATCGACAGAATTTGATATCCTATGAGTCAATCACTAAACCCAAATCTGTATCCCAAAGACGGCTTCATGTTCATCGAAACCGACGGCGTGAAAATCTTTGGTGACACATGGGCCGGTGTGGTGCAGCGCGTGATCCTGTATCGAAAGCGAAACGGGTATCCCCCGGGCAACCCGCCGGAGGAAGTCATCGCGCAGGCGTGCGCGCGGACCCCGGCCATTTGCGCCCCCGGAAACAATGACCACGCATCTTTTCTGAAGAATAACGCCAGCTTGAAAAGCCGGGTGATTATGTGGCTCAACGCCGCGAAGGCCGCCAGCGGCAAGCAGTTCGTGGAGGACGCCACGTCCCGCGAGCGCGCGGGCGTCTGTGCCACGTGCCCCTACAACAAGGGGCTCCCCGGTGGGTGCGCCAGTTGCAAGGCAGCAGTCAAGATTCTCCGCGAAGAGATAATCGGCAATCGCTTCCAAGATGGCCGACTCAACGCTTGCGAGGTGCTGGGCGAGGATATACCGACCTCGGTGCACATGGAAATGCAAGCGGAGGAGCGCGGAGAGCTCCCGGCCAACTGTTGGCGAAAGCGCACTTTATAGAAACCCCTTTGTATTAACCAAAATGAATTTTAGTTTCCTCAACATCGTCGGCGCGTGGTTCCGTCTGCACTGGGCAAAGTGGCGCGGCTACGAAGTGATTCTTGACCCGGTGACCGTCTCGTGGAGATTTTCCCGGTGCGAGGTGTGCAAGTTTTTCGATGGGGCCTCGTGCTCCCGGTGCGGCTGTTTGGCAATGGCTAAGGTGATGCTCGCGACCGAAGAATGCCCGGAGGACAAGTGGAGCCGCGTTTGGCGGAGGAAAACGACGACTGACAAACCAGCGGTTTAGCATGACTGTTTACTGATATGGCATCCGGAAACGATTACACCAGCCTGAACAACACGGGCTATCCCCAGAACTATTTAGGCTCTGTGATCCAGAGCCCCAAACTGGACACGAAGGGCAAGCCGACGCAGAAGAGTATCGCGGATGCCGCGCAGGCTCGGGACGTCATCAAAACGGTTGTGATGGCCGGGAAGAATCGATCCATTGTCAACTCTCGAATTCTTGCGAAGTATAACGCGGAGCGACCGTATGACGCCTATAAGCTGGAAGCGGAGGGGCTCGGCTGGCGTTCCAATTTCACAACCAAGCCGTTGCCCGCGATGATTGAAAAGGTGGCCCCGCGATTCGTGTCCAGT